AATACAAGTAGTGGTGCTGCCCGGTCATTTGAGAAAAGAAGATGTTAAATTTATTGTTTAATAGTGCCCGATCAGGTAAAAAAGAAGGGGAGGAAGAAGAACTCACCATTGAGAAAATTGAGGAAAATTTCACCGAACAACTTGTTAATGCAAATGTTGAGGTCACTGCTTCAGATATGGTGAAGCAATTGAGTGAGGTTTCTCCTCATGCTTTGGAGGCAACATTAGGTAAAAAAGAGGCTGCTGCAGTACTGAAAGACAAGAACAATGTTAAAGAGCAATCAGCTGAAAAACCAAAGAAGGATAAGAATAAAAAGAACAAGAAAGAGAAGAAAATAATGTCATCACTTGATAACATCAAGTCTGTTGTTAGTCATGAAGAAGACGACCTTGAGCATTTTCAATCTTTCGCCCCTGCTGAATCGGTTGATAACCTTTCAGAACGATCCATGAAAATGGAAGCGGAGATTCAGACATTGCAAGATCAAGTCGAAAGACTCACGAATCTTGTCATGAAGCAAGAGAAGGATATATCTCTTCTCCTTACCAAGAATACATCCCTAGCAAAAGAGGTGTCGATGCATAATGCTTCAATTCAAATCTTGCAAGCATCGGCGAAAGGGATCGCCTCCCCTGCATTGACTGTTACTACTCCTCTCCCTAGTTTTCTATCAACTGCCCCGGTCTTGCCACCTCAGCAAGGGGATTCTAATAATCAAGTGCTAGACGAATCTCACCAAGGCTCAAAGCCTAAAGTGTTTGCGAAGAAGAAGCTCTATTAAAACACTTCGGCGATCTGAGGATTAAATAAAACTTAATGAGAAAAAAAGATATTTAAAGTTTTAAGTTTGAGTTATTACACGAATTAGATAAAGAATGGAAAAGACGTTTAAGACAAGTTTGTTTGACCCAGCGCCTTCAGTGGTTGGGAAGTCGAAGACCAAGTTAATGGCGACTGGATTTTCGAAGAAAGTGCCATATTATGTGGTTCCTGATTCTGCTACTGACAATGACAAGTTGATATTTGGCGTCTACCTCATGTACTGCGGTACATCAAAGAATACAAGTGTTGAAGTATGGAAAACATACGTTCTTACTTATGCTGCATTAATCACCCCTGGCTTTGCTGGAGCATTTCCTGCTTCATCTTACCTTAAAACAGAGATTAATCCTATTGTTTTTGATGGGCTCGTGAATTTAGTCAGAAATTTTGATGCGCTCATGGAAGCTCAAAATGCAGCAGAAGTAACAAGAGTTAATAATGAGATTGTTCAATTTGCAACTCTTGATCTTCTTCCAAGACCAGATGCTACAGTGCCATTGAGTGGATCCTATGGAGAATGGGATATCAAAGTGTTATTCTGCCATTACTCTATCATGTTATACCTTGCTGGGAAGAGAGTTGCAGGTGTAGATAGAACTCAAATTACCGTTGCTAGACCTCGGGCACTCAAAGGCAAGGTTCATATTGAGGCGAATGTAAATTTCTTGGAAGGGACATTGCGATTAAGCAATGAGAGTCACATCGGGATCAACAATGCTTGGTCCGAAATGGGGGCTGTGAGAAATGTTGTCTTTTCTGAGTATGCTAAATACGAGGACGTGTCAACAGATGAGCTCCAGAACATCATTTGGACCACTATGCATCTTCTTAAGTACTCTCAAATGGGACACTCAGTGATTGTTTACAACTTCATCCAAGCGTATCCGTGGGTATTCGAGCTTCCGTCTCTTCGACCGTCTTTAGCCTGCTATGTTAGAAGTGTAGTGAGTGCCGCAGACCATGATAAGAAGATGTTTCCTTACATCAAGCTTATCAAAGGTGATAAGTCTGAGATTTTTCCACGAAAAGAGATGGAGCCGTTGATCGCTTGCGCAGTAGCAGGCTTGGAGGAGACTCAGACCACTCTGTCTGCATATTATGTAGACCCTGCTTATGGTGCAGTGGTAGACGCATTCATGGAGATGAAGGCTCATCGAGAAAAGATGTATCGAAAGAAGGTTGGACTCGATGATAGTGATGACTCTGGTGACTCGGAAGATGAAGGAGAGGAAGAGACTGAAGATGTTGAGTAACCTTCGGTTATACAAGTTGTGATGTGTGTTTGTTCGGTTTTGCGTTAAAGAGCGATCTTATATATACCACTTGATCTTCAAGTGATGTTGAGTGATTTAATTACCTGTCGTTAACAGAGATTAATTAAAACTAAGCGAGAACAAGAGATTTTAAAGTTAGAATTACCTACAAATGAACAAAAAGTTACAAGAAGGTTCAACCTACTCTGATAAAGAAGAAACAGACGAAGACTATGAAGAGGAATCCAGAGGGGATTTAGGGCTTCTTGAAGAGTTAAGTATAGTTGATACTGAATCAATCTGCCACGACATTGAACTCTCAGGAGTATCAATCTCAATGAGGAATAATTACAACGAAGTACATCAGTCAAGAGTCCGAGCTCGATCGGGTATTGTTGAGCTTAAGAGCACAGTGACTAGCCTTAAGCTTAAAGGATTAGAGTGGAAGCAGCTTGCTGATCGAGAGTTTGCTGTTCTTCAGACTCTTTGCTACGTTATTGATTATGTCTGTTCAGTCAATGACCCAGGGTCTAGTAATCAGAGTGCAGCCTCTTGGAAAGCAAGCACACATAAGCTCCCAGCTAATCGATACCTTGCTATTGATGAGCTCGCATCAGAGGCCATCGAGAACCTTAGAATTTTGATGATCAATGCTGGGATTGCAAAAGGAATCCTAGAAGAGGCTGACACATTATTGGAGGACTTGTCTTTGGACTCTGTGTCATTAGGGGACTCTGTCGAGGTGTCAGCTGTTGCTTTGGAGAAGACCTCTGAATCAGTTAAGAAGTTCACTAAAGAACAAGAGACCATTATTGCATCAACCAATGAGATGGACTCAGTTGTGAAACATCAGTCGTATTGCGTGTCAGACAACCCCTTGTTCGGATATGAGCAAGAATCTTATGAAGAGGAGTAGAGTCATCATAAATGTATTAAATAAAACTACGAGAAAGAAAGATGGAAAACGTTCAACAAGGCAGATTTATAAGCACCTTTTTAGATTCCCCAATTATCAAAACTGATCGAGATAGATTCCTACTGAGAGTTCTTTCACGTGCTCATGCTGACTCAGCTCCCAATGACTCAATGGACAGGAAGGCTGATAGATTATTAAAGGTAATCAAATCCAATGACATCGAAGCTCTTGAACCGGAGGATTATTACTCTTTCTTGGCGAGTATAAAGCCTGGGTCTTATGCAGGTATCCTAGATATAGCCAATAGTATTACCAAGGATACGCTAGTGGCGGCTAATGTAGGAGCAAGAGAGCTCAGCGTGTCCTCCTCATTGTTTGCTAATCTCCAGATCAACTTAGACTTGGTGCCTGATGTGAGAAAGAATTATAACCTCATGGTTTGCTTTGATAAGATAGTGGTTGCAATTTCAACGTCTAGAGTTAAAGGACAAAAGACGCATGTAGATGTATGCTCTGGGAACCTGAGGTATGTAGGTGATGAATATTATGGTTGTATCTCCCTTGACAGCAGCTCTACTTGGTATGTGGTAACATATACCCAGCTGCTCATGTTTAAAGATATGCATTACATGAGATTTAACGTCTTAATCTCATCATTAATTGTTTATAATGATATTAGATTCATTAATGAATTAGTATGGTGTATGGATTGGGAATTAGAGTGCTTAGGTCGTTATGGGAATTACGGATATGAGATCATAAAGGCAATCGAGCCGCTAGCCAAAGCAAATTTAATCAGAAAGACTGACGGAGTCTTAGGGGAGCAAGGATCTTATGACGAACTCTTAGAGAAAGCAAAGCTGAAGGAGATTAAGCTAGGAGTCAAGGAACCAATAATGATCTCTTTATTGGACAGCTTCCTTAAAAGGCCACGATCGTTAGATCAAGATGTTGAGCTTTTTGGACTTCAGAAACTATCTGGGCATCCATTAATCGACCCAGCTCTTGCAGGAAGATCAGTGAAGGAGGAAGCACAAAAGAAGATTAATTACTCAGTTGAATCTGTGCAACGACTTAGAAACAGTGTTTGTAGAATATACTTGGAAGGGTACGTGAGAAATAATCAGAAATGGCCTCCATTAATCTTCAGTAAGGAAGCTAAGTCAACTAGATTGCATCAACTTTTTGTAGTTAATGAGCTTAGTTTGAATAAATCAAGTTACCCATTATCTGACTGGACTGGGGTGAAATTTGGTCAACATCTAGAGTTCAATTACTATGAGAATTTTACTGATCTTATGGATGATAAAGCTATATCCTTTTATAGAGATGAATGTGCAGCTACTTGGGACACACGTATCAAGACAAGGAGTCACAGACGGTTATTATTAGAGATGCTGGATCGTCCACACTTCTCAGTTAAGGCTATAATAGACCAGGTCCGCTCGGGGTTAATTCCAACATCTTGGTTAATAGTATCTCTGTATCCTAAAGAGAAAGAGATGAAGGTGGCCGCTCGAATGTTTGCAATGATGGTGATAGAAATGAGGGTCTTCTTTACGGCAGCTGAAGCAAATTTAGCAGAAGAAGTTTACCCAAACATTCCTCAGCAGACTATGACCTTAAATAAGCAAGTTGTTCAGGAGATATTTTATCATGCAACGGCTGATCCCCAAGATGATCAACATATGAAGCTTTTCTTAGAGATTGATCTCGAGAGATGGAATTTGAGATGGCATCCAGAGGTCTCAGATCTAGTCGGCCATGACTTGGACGACATGTTTGGTGTTGCAGGAGTATACACTACAATTCACCATTTCTTCCGTCAATGTTTGATCCTCATCAGAGTCCCATCGGCTCCTCCTCCAGGGATCGAAAGTCCTACCCCACCAGAATCTGATCTCTTGTTTTATAATCATGAGGTTGGCTTTGAAGGGATAGGTCAGAAACTGTGGACATTATTGACTTATGGTATGATCGATTTAGCTTTAGAGGAGTTTAATGGTAAATATTATCTGATTGGTCAAGGGGATAATCAAGTTGTCTTATCTACTGTAGACGTGTCAGACGTTGTGGATAAGAACAGATTCATGCGGGAACTAGCTAACAATTTAGCGCTTAGAATTGAAGCTGAATGTGAAATAGTAGGGCAGAAGGCTAAACCAGAGGAATGCTTGAGATCTACTACAGTAGTGACTTATTCAAAGGATATATATATCAAGGGTGTAGAGTATCATACTTCATTAAAAGCGTGTGCAAGAGTTTTTCCGAGAAGTTCATCAGATTTTCCTTCTGTAAATGGGTCGATTGGTGCGATCGCCAGTCAATGTTTAGCTGCATCTGAAAGATTCCAAAACCCAATTCTTGCGTACCATTTATTCTTATTTCATGCTTCACTGTATTTCCTAACTCTTAGAACCCGAGTGATCCAGGAGTCGACGTATTGGACTGATTCTTTAAGAGATCGATACACGGATGGTATAATAAAGATGCTTCTGATCATTCCAAATGATATTGGTGGCTTGCAGATTGCTCCTATCACCTCTTTTATCTATAAAGGCAGTGCTGACCCTTTATCGAAAGCATACTCATCCTTAAAGTTTTTTCAGACGTCGTTAAAGAAAGTGAGAGAGTTTCTTTTCAATCTTCATTATGGGCGATGGATGGACCCTTCTCCAAACCTTGAACTTCTCTTAGAAGACCCGTACAGTATTCCATTATTAAGAGTCAAACTTGCAGAGGCTGCATTGACCCAGGATAGTAAGGATTGTGTTAAGGAGAGAACTAAGAACAAGGTCATATCTGAAGTCATGGCTCAGAATGTAGAGGACTATAAGGGCGCAATCATCAAAGAACTTTGTAAATGTGAACCATTCAACCCTGTTCTATTGTCGGATGTTTTAAGTATGTCTATTGTTGGAGTCCAAGCATCTGTGAGTAAAATGTTCACTGCGACCGGTACGATCCAGAGTCTCATTCATTCAACCCAAGGGTTAGAAATGAATCTATGTCAACGTGTTTTACATATTGGAGCAACCTACTCCTCGGAGGTTATTAGCAGGTTATCAGTCTCTGCAATCGGACAGAAGAGGATTATAAGTATTTACCATGACGTGCAATCCTTGAGGAAGAAATGGGTGCCAAGTGGAAATATCACTATTGCTGGGGTTACTTCTTATGTTCCTCTAGATTTTAAGATCATCAAATCAAATGAGGTGATAAAAGATGGAGGTTTCAAGTGTTATGTTGATAATTCGAAATATGATACCCTCCTTAAAACAAGAGGAAAGAGCAAGCCTTATATAGGAGTTAAAACAGTTGAAAAAAGAGCAGATCATGGGTATAAAATAATTTCTTCATCAGCTCCTTCAGTGGCAATCAGGAGATTAGCTCAGATCGCAACACAACCAGGAGTTGATTCCTCCTTTGTATCTCTCATTGCAAGTGTCGCAAGAAGTAGATCTAATATAGACTTAATTAATACCCTACCTCTGATTGGTAGAGCGATTGGAGGATCAATTGCACATCGATATTCTTCCCTTTTAGGGGACAGAACTGCTTCAGGAATCGCATCTATGACTCTTGCGTCTCATTGCTTCTTGATTAACGACGATGCACCTCCTTTGTCTGCAAGCTCAGCTGATTACCCACTAATGGTGCAAGAGTTCATGGTGATGAATGTTGCATTATCAAGAATTAATCAATCGGTAATTCCTCAAGAGCTGTTTATCACGATTAAGACTGAAGATGTTAGGTTGGAAGATTTAGGGGATGAATCTGTTCGATGTCTAGATTTCACAGAACTCCCAAAGTTGGAATTAAGAAATAACCCTATGGTTTATGATCCTCGAATTCTCCTCAAGCACACCTCTGGACCAATTGCTTCTCCGTTAGTCCTTCCCCTTTCTACTTATACTATTCCGACATTGAGTCTGTCTTATGCAATTCGGGCAAAAGTGAGAAATGCATTAATGAAAGGTAACGGAGCCCTCGCGGTGGCAGACTCAGGGTCGAGATTCTTTGGGTTGAAGATTGATGTTCTTGAACTGATTGGAGTCGGAGTTAATGAACTTATGATACACTCGGCAATTGAAATAGCTGCTAGTGCATGTGAAGCGATGTTCCTCAGGAG